CTTCGACTCCGTCCCCAACCGCGGCCAGGGCATGACCGTGCACGCCGCCCGCGAGATGGCCCGCGCGTGGGGGAACATCGACTACGGCGTGCGCGAGCTCCGCCGCGACGACGCCGCCGGCGAGTCCGAGATGCAGGCGTGGGCCTGGGACCAGCAGACCAACGTCCGGTCGACGCGCTCGTTCATCCAGCCGCACGCGAAGTCGACGAAGCGCGGCCGTGTCGCACTCACCGACATCAACGACGTCTACCTGAACAACCAGAACACCGGCGCGAAGGCCGTGCGCGAGTGCATCTTCACCGTGCTGCCCGACTGGCTGATCCAGGCGGCGCAGGACGCTGCGAACCGCACGCTCACCCGCGGCACCGGCGAGCCGGTCGAGGCGCGTGCCCAGGCCGCCGCCGAGAAGTTCGCCGGGCTCGGCGTCACCCCGGCGCAGCTGGCGGCGTACATCGGCCGCCCGCTCGCGCAGTGGGCGCCGGACGACCTCGCGAAGCTCACGACCGCGTGGACCTCCATCACCCAGGAGGGCATCCCCGCCGCCGACTTCTTCCCCGAGGCGACGACGACGCTCGACGGCGCGCAGGGCGGTGAGGAGTGATGGGCGCCCAGTTCCGCCAGTCGACGTTCGGTGGCGCGATGCTCGACCCCGACCTCGACCCGCCCTGCCGCCAGACCGACCCCGAGGTGTTCTTCGACCCGGGCGAGAGCGACACGCACGGCCGCGGGTTCGCACGACTCAAGCGGGAGCGACGTGCGCTCGCCTTGAGCATCTGCTCCGAGTGCCCGCTGTCGACTCGGCAAGCGTGCCTCGAGGTCGCGCTCATCAACGGCGAGCGAGTGGGCGTGTGGGGCGGCACCACCCCGGAGCAGCGCGCCGAGATGCTCCGGCGGCGCGAGGAGGTGGCGGCGTGACCACCTGCGGCAACTCGCGCTGCGGACGCGACTACGACAACACGTCCAGCGGCCGGCACAACCACAAGCTCGTCCACGGCCACGCACCGCGGCCCGAGACCCCGAAGCCCGCCGTCGACCCGTTCGCGCTCGACCGGGAGATCCGGGAGCGCGAGGCGGCCGAGCGGGCGCGGCGGACGGGTGGTGCGGGATGAGCGCCAATCTGACGATGACCGACCTGTTCTGCGGCGCCGGCGGCAGCTCCACGGGAGCCGTCACCGTGCCCGGCGTGCAGGTCCGTCTCGCCGCGAACCACTGGGACCGCGCGATCGAGACCCACAACTCCAACCACCCCGACGTCGACCACCTGCAGGCCGACATCTCCCAGACCGACCCCCGGTACATCCCCGGGACCGACATTCTCTGGGCCTCGCCCGAGTGCACGAACCACTCCCGCGCGAAGGGCCGCAAGGCCGCGCCGAAGCAGGCCGACCTCTTCGGCGACGTGCTCCCCGACGAGGCGGCCGAGCGGTCCCGGGCGACCATGTGGGACGTCGTGCGCTTCACCGAGGCGCACGAGTACCGCGCCGTGCTCGTCGAGAACGTCGTCGAGGTCGTCGACTGGTCATCCCCGCGGGGCGTGAAGGGCGGCCTGTTCCAGTCGTGGCTCGCCGCCATGTACGCCATGGGGTACCGGCACCGCATCGTGTCGATGAACAGCATGCACGCGCAGGCATACGGAGCCCCGGCGCCGCAGTCCCGCGACCGCGTGTACGTCACGTTCTGGCGCGAGGGTGAGCGGGCCCCGGACTTCGAGCGCATGCAGCGCCCCCGCGCGTACTGCCCGCGCTGCGACGAGGTCGTCGACGCCATGCAGTGGTGGAAGAAGGGCAACGGCCAGACCCGCCCGGGCCGCTACCGCTCCCAGTACCTCTACCGGTGCCCGAACGCCGCGTGCCGGAACGAGGTCGTCGAGCCCGCGTGGCTCCCGGCGAGCTCGATCATCGACTGGTCGAACCCGGGCGTCCGGCTCGGCGACCGCGACAAGCCGCTCGCCGAGAAGACCATGCGGCGGATCCAGGTCGGCATCGAGCGGTACTGGTCCCCGATCCTCGCCGAGCACGGCGGCAACCCGTACGACGCCGCGGACCCGAAGCACCCCGGCTTCGGCAACCCGGAGTCGTACTACCGGGCGTGGCCGATCGGCGACCCGACGCAGACGATGCACACCCGGGAGTCGAAGGCGCTCGCCTGGCACCCGCTGGCCGTGCCCGTCGAGGGCCGCGAGGGCAAGGTCGCGACGTCGACCGACCGGGCGCTGCGCGCGCAGACGACGCGCAACGAGACCGGCCTCGCGTTCCCGCCCCTCGTCGCCGAGCTCCGCGGCGGAGGGTCGACCGCCCGGCCGGCGCGCGACCCGCTCGCCACCGTCACGGCGTCCGGCAACCACCACGCCCTCATCCACCGGAACAACGGCGGCGGCGCGGAGATGACGACGCCGGCCAGCGAGCCCATCCGCACCGTCACCACCGCCGGCCACCAGTCCGTGCTGCAGGCCGCGCGCCCCACGCTCGACCTCGACGACGTCCGCTTCCGGATGCTCGAGCCCGACGAGATCAAGCAGGCGATGGCGTTCCCCGCCGACTACCGCATGGTCGGCAACCGTCGCGAGCAGGTCCGCCTGTCGGGCAACGCCGTCACGCCCCCGGCAGCGCGGGATCTCGTGGCGACGGTCGTCGCCGCGATCACGGGTGAGGAGGTCGCAGCATGAGGCCGCTCGCCGATCGCTTCTGGGAGAAGGTCAACCGCCGCGGCCCGACCGAGTGCTGGCCGTGGACCGCCGCGACGAACGAGCACGGCTACGGCGTCATGAACCCCGGCCGGCACAGCGGGCCGACGATCAAGGCGCACCGCGTCTCGGCGGAGCTCGCAGGCATGGACATCGCGGGCCGCGCCGTCCTGCACTCGTGCGACAACCCGCCGTGCGTGAACCCCGCGCACCTCCGGCCCGGGACTCTCGCCGACAACGGCGCCGACATGGCGGCGCGTGACCGCAGCATGCACGGCTCGCGGAACCCGAACTCTCGGCTGACCGAGCCGGAGGTCGCCGTCATCAAGCGGCTCGTCCTCGAGGGCATCGAGCACCGCGTGATCGCGGCTCGCTTCGACGTCAGCCGCGCGACCGTCAGCTACATCGCCGAGGGCAAGACCTGGCGTCGAGTCCCGCCGGCCGCGCGCGACCTCGTCGCGACCGTCGTCGCGGCCATCACCGGAGAGGACGCGTCATGAGCGTCACCGACAGGCGCGAGTTCATTCGCCTCGACGTCGGCTACTTCGACAACCCGAAGGTCGGCGAGGCGCTCGACGTCTCGCACGCCGCCGTCGTCCTGCACATCGAGTCGATGATGTACGCCCGCCGGCACCGCACCGACGGCGTCGTCCCGGCGAAGCGCGTCATGCGCAAGGTCGGCGCCACCGAGGACGACGCGCAGACCCTCCTCGACGCCGGCCTCTGGGAGCCGCGCGACGGCGGGAAGATCTACGTCCACGACTACGAGAAGCACCAGGAGACCCGCGAGCAGATCGAGGAGCGGTCGGCAAAGCAGCGGGAGAAGGCTCGCAAGCGGTGGGACTCCCCTCGGGATGCCAGAGGCAATGCCAACGGCACTCCCGGCAGCAATGCCAGCGGGAATGCAGAGGAGAGTAGAGGAGAGGAGAGCAGACAGACCCCGCGCGAGGCGCCGCAGCCCGACTTCCAGAACGGCGGGGCGGTGCTCAGCTCGCACGGCATGCCGAAGGCCGAGCACGTCGAGTTCATCCGTGCCATGAAGGACCGCGGCATCCGCTCCTGGACGGCGTTCGTCTCCGACGCGCACCGCAAGGGCACGCTCGACGGGCTCATCGAGGACTGGCGCTCCGAGCGCGACGCCGCGAAGGTCACGCCGCTGTCGAAGAAGAAGGGCCCCGACGTCGGCGTGCAGGAGTGGATGCTCCGTGGCTGACACCCTCCCGGCCGAGCGCGCCCTCGTCGGGGCCTGCCTCCTCGACCCCGCGACGGCCGTCCGGCAGGTCGTCGAGATCGTCACCGAGGCGGACTTCCATAACCCGGTGCTCGGGGCGCTGTTCGAGCTCGTGTGCCGCCGGTACGCGCAGGGCGATCCGATCGACCCCGTGCTCGTCGACAAGGCGGCACGCGAGGCCGGCATCCGGAACGTCAACGCGGCCAACCTGCACGAGCTCGTCAGCGTCGAGAACACCCCGACGGCGTCGAACGCGGCCTACTACGCGAAGCAGGTCGCCGAGCACGGCATGCGGCACCGCCTGCGCCTCGCCGGCACGCGGATGCTGCAGCTCGCGGACACCGACGACGACATCGGCATCGTCATGGGCCACGCCCGCGAGGAGTGGACCGCAATCGCTGGGCAGGCTGCCGGTCGTCTCGACGCGAAGACGCTCGCCGAGGTGCTCGACGGCGACGACGAGTACGACTGGCTGATCCCGAACCTCCTCGAGCGTTCGGACCGCCTCGTGCTCACGGGTGGCGAGGGCGCGGGCAAGTCGACGTTCGTCCGGCAGATCGCGGTCTGCGCGGCCGCCGGCGTGCACCCGACGACCGAGCAGAGCATCGACCCGGTCCGGGTGCTCGTGGTCGACGCGGAGAACAGCGAGAAGCAGTGGCGTCGCGCGGCGCGCACCCTCGTCGTGCAGGCCCGCCACATGGGCCAGCTCGACCCGGCCGAGGCGCTCCGGCTCGCGTGCGTGCCCCGCCTCGACCTGACGAACGAGCGTGACCTTGGCGCCGTGCACCGCCTCGTCGACGAGCACGAGCCCGACCTGCTCGTCATCGGTCCGCTGTACCGGCTCATCCCCCGGGCCATCAACTCCGACGACGACGCCGCGCCGCTGCTGACCGCGCTCGACGGGCTCCGTGCCCGCGGCCTGGCGCTCGTCATGGAGGCCCACGCCGGCCACGCGTCCGGCGCGAACGGCCTGCGCGACCTCCGGCCCCGTGGATCCGCCGCGCTCATGGGCTGGCCGGAGTTCGGCCTGGGGCTCCGGCTGCAGGTCGATGACGGGGACCCGACGGTGCGCGCCGAGCTCGTGCGGTGGCGCGGCGACCGCGACGAGCGCGCTTGGCCGAACCTCATGCGCCGCGGGGGCACCTTCCCGTGGACCGACGACCGCCACGAGCCGCAGCAGCGCTCGTGGTCACCCGGAGATGCAGCCCGGAGGACGGCATGACCCGCCACCACGCCTACACCGTCGTCGACCGCTACAAGATGCGGGCGACCACCGCGACCCCCTGGCGAGCGCACTGCCACGTGTGCTGCTGCCGGTTGGAGGTGCCGACGGAGCTGATCGACCTCGGGATGGACGTCGTGCTGCCGACGAGCTCGTGGTACGCGGCGACCCGTGACGAGGCGCAGGCGATCGCGCTGAGCCACCTCCGGATCCACGTCGAGGTGCCCGCATGAGCCACTACCGCGGCGGCGCGGACTTCGAGCGCGAGGTCCGCCACCACCTCGAAGCCGAGGGCTACGAGGTCATCCGGTCCGCCGGCTCGAAGGGGAAGGCCGACCTCGTGGCGTTCAAGGTCGGCGAGTTCCTGGTCGTCCAGTGCAAGCGGAACGGCATCTGCCCGCCCGCAGAGCGCATCGAGGTGCAGCGGCTCGCGTCGCTCATCCCCGGCGCCATCCCCGTCGTCGCGTCGCGGCCCGGGGTCACGTTCAAGCGGCTCACCGGACCCGGCCCGAAGGACTGGGCGCCGTGGGTGGCCGACCGAGTGGAGGAGGCGTCATGAGGATCGAGATCTACAAGGCCGCAGACGGCTGGCGCTGGCGGCTCAAGGCCGCGAACCACCGGATCGTCGCGGAGTCCGGGGAGGCGTACGTCGGCCGTCGCGAGGTACTGCGGGCCGTCAACCGGGTCTTCTGGGGCATCGGCAGCGTGACGGACGGCGGGCTCGACATCACCGTCCGCGAGGTGGCCCGATGACCGCCCCGGACGCCGGCACCTGCACCCGCCGCGAGCACCTGCACGAGCCGTACGACACGATCACGCGGCTGCAGGCCGAGGTCGAGAAGTGGCGGGCGTCGTTCCAGGACGTCTCGGGGCGGCTGGTGGCGGCTGAGGCGCAGGTGGATATCTGGAAGGGCAACTACGAATCCGCCGACGATCAGATCAGCCTCAGCGACTCCCGCGCCGAGAAGGCCGAGGCGCAGGTGCAGGCCGTGCGGGCGCTGGCGGACGACGCGCGGCAGAACGGCACCCGGCTCTCCGCGCTGATGGTCCTCGACGAGCTCGGGAGCGCGTCATGACCCCCGTCCCGAAGAACGACGTCCGCATCGAGGCGACCGCCCGCGACATCGCGAAGGGTCGCCCCGGGTGGCCGCGGTGGGACCTGCTCTCCCCTGGCGCACAGGCCGACTGCCGGCTCAGCGCGAGGTACGCGCTGGCCGAGATCGACGCCGTGACCGAGGAGGACCGATGAGCGGGCATGTCGATGCCGACGGCGTCTACTGGATCGGGGGCATCGCGCCGGACCTGTCACACGAGTTGCGTAGGGAGCGACCGATGAGCGAGACGAAGCGCTACGTGGTGACGATCCCGTCCTGCAGCTGCGACGCGAACAGCGCCTACGTGGACCTGACCGACGACGAGCGAGCCGTCCTGGACCGCGTGCACAAGGCGTTCGGTCGCTGGGGCAGCCCGATGTTCTTCGCGCCCGTCGAGGAGGCGGGCGAGCACGACATCGAGCAGGCCGAGAGGACCGCGCGCTGGAACGCCGTCAGCGCGAGCCAGGAGGTGACCCCGTGAGCGAGCCCTCGATCAACCTCGACGCCAGCCCGCCGTACGTCCGTGGTGCGCACAACCGGGCCTACAACGTCACCGGCGGCGTCAAGGCCGTCGACAAGTACCTCCACCAGCTGCGCGAGACCGGAGCGCTGCCCGACCACCCGGACTACAACCTGCTGCTCGACGCGCGCGCCGTGCTCGTCGAGCGCGAGCGGACGAAGGAGGACGCGTGACCCTGGACGACATGCCCCTGAGCGTCGTGCTCACCGAGCTCGCGGAGGCGTACGAAACCGTCGCCGCGCTGCCCCCGGTCGCCGTGATGGTCGGCGGCCGCGCACCCGGCAAGCCCGGGAGCAAGGTGCCGCCCGGGATGAGCGAGGTGCTCGACGCCGACGAGCACGAGCGGGCGATCTCCGACACCGACGAGTGGGCGCTGTATGTGGCGCACCACCTGCTCGACGTCGAGCCCAGCATCGGCAGCGTGCCCGACTCGACGCCCGGCCGGCTGCGGCTCGCGTCACGGTGGGCCGAGGTGCTGCGGGACGAGCCCGACCTCATGGCGCGGTACGCCTTCGAGAGCGACTCCCGGGCGCTGCTCGCCACGCTGCGGCGGCTGTCGCGACGTGGCACGCGCAAGGTCGCCATCCCGACCGCCTGCCTCGACGTCGCCTGCACGGGGACCTATGTCGCCACGATCGCCGGGCCCGGGATGAGCGAGGACATCGTGTGCTCGCGCTGCGGTGACCGGGTGCCTCGTGCGCAGTGGGAGCGCTGGGGATCGCAGGTCGAGTGGGTGACCGTCGAGCACGCGATGAACCTGCTCGGCGTGGAGACGAAGATGGCCGTCTACCAGCGGGCCAAGCGCGAGGGCTGGCGGCGGCAGGGTGAGGGGCGCGAGGTGCGCTACCACGTGGAGGACATCACGAGGAGGATGACGGCATGAGCGACGAGACCGAGCCGACCCGGGAGGACGAGCTGCGGGTCGTGTTGGAGGCGCTGTGCGTACTGCGGTACGCCGACCCGCGACCGCAGAGGTGGTGGAAGCCATGACGATCACCGAGTTCCTGACCGCACGGCTGGACGAGGACGAGGCGGCCGCGCGAGAGAACGTCGAGTACGAGGACAACGTCTGGGAGACGGCCGGATGGCTGCCCCCGTCCCGCGTGCTAGCCGAGGTCGAGGCGAAGCGGCGGATCGTGGAAGAGGCGGACCGCTACTCGCCCGAGTTGGAGTACGGCGACAACGGTGAGTGGGCGTTCGAAGTCACCCTCCGCCTGCTCGCCCTGCCCTACGCCGACCACCCGGACTACGACGAGGCGTGGCGACCGTGAGGTACAGCAGGCTGATCGCCAAGACGGAGCGCTCGTACGCCTTCACCCGAGTCATGCTCGTGCGGTACGGCTACCCGAGCGAGGTCATCGAGGACCATGACCTCATGGTCAGGACGTGGGTGCGCATGAACCCTGCGCCGTGGTGGCACTGGCTGAGCCTCGTGCGTGTGATGCGTGCGCACAACGGCACTGGTCAGGTAGGCTGACAACTAACGCAGGATCACTGCACCCTCGAACGGCCTCGGACCTCACGGTTCGGGGCCGTTCGTCGTACGCGGTCGAGTTAGGACAACTGGTTGTCCCAGTCGTTCACCGCGATGACGACGCCCTGGCTGACGTAGAGGTAGGACGCATCGCCTGCGGCGTCGAGCAGCTCGATCTCGATGGGCTTGCCGGAGCGCAACGCCTCGAGGATCCTCCGACGGATCGGCCCTACCTGCTCGTCAGGGATCGGGTAGTTGTACTTGCCGTAGATGATGTGCGCCACGCCCTACTCCCCTCGCCCCTGCGGTGCAGGCCTGGCGCTCTCGATGGACCGCTGGATCAGCCCGGTGCACAGCAGCACGCCACCCGCGATCGTGATCCACGGGGTCAGCTCGCCCGTGATCAGGAAGCTGACGGCGGCCATCGCGCACAGCACGACGCCAGCCGCGAGAGCCCACGGCGGCCGAGCTCGCTTCGGTCCAGTCATGCATCGAGGGTATGCCCGGTCATCCAACGTGGACAGGATGAAGAACGGGGGCCCGATGCCCTGCCTCGACTGCGGCAGGCCAGGCGTGCGTCGCCTCTGCCCCGACTGCATCCGCGGTCGTGACCACGCACGCGGCTCAGCGCATGACCGCGGGTACGACGCTCAGCACCGAGCACTCCGCGCCGACTGGCAGCGCCAGATCGACGAGGGCAAGCACGTCGTCTGCGCCACCTGCCCGACCGTCATCACCCCGGCGACGTCGTGGGACCTCGGCCACGTGCCGGGCGACCGCTCGCGCTACCTCGGGCCCCAGTGCTGGCCGTGCAACCGGGGCCACCGCGCTCCGATCGGCTAAGCATCGCCGCAGGTCAGAGCGTCGGTTGCGCGACGCACACAACCCCGGGGGGTGGGTAAAAGTCCAGTTCAGAGGCCTGAGCCAGCACCCGCGCCCAGCTGTCTGCACGCGCGCTCAGGTTGGACCTCGATTTTTCGTCAGATGGACTTTCCGGGGGTGGTGGGGATGTCGGGTCCCCCGAAGCTGCCCCTCGAGGAGCGCCGGCTCAGGGGTCGGTCCGCTGGTCGCGACTCCGGCGGCCGCGCCCTCCCCGACCCGGCCAACGTCGTCGCCCTCCACGGTGTCGACGGCGGTCTCCCGGCGGTCCCGTCGACGCTGACACCCGACGGGCCTGGCGCGGGACGCTGGCGGCGGATCTGGGGCGAGTGCACGTGGCTCTCTCCGCAGACCGACCTCGACGTCGTGACCCGGCTGTGCGAGCAGGAAGACCTGTACGCCGGGATGAAGGCGGCGCTCGCCGACGAGGGCTTCTACGTGACGGGCTCCATGGGCCAGAAGCGGACGAACCCGCTGCTCGGCGACCTGCGCGCGACCGCGGACCAGATGCTCAAGCTCGAGAAGGAGATCGGCCTGACCCCGGCGGCCCGTGGGTCGATGGGCGTCGCCGAGGTGAAGGGCTCGGGCGTCGTGGAGAACAACCCGCTGATGGGCATCCTCGAGCGGGCCGCTGGCCGTGGGCAGCGCTGACCCCTGGGGCGGCCGTCCTCCTCGCTGGCTGACACCGGTCTCCGAGGAGGAGATGGCCCGCGGGGACGGCGACCTGTACGCCGACCTGATCGGCGCGACGTGCCGGATCACGAAGGACTCGATCGCGGGCCCGTCCGGGCAGCTGATCGGCGTCCGGTCGTTCCAGCGGAGCCTGATGCGCCGGACGTTCGCGCGACGCGATGACGGGCGGCTGCGGCACCGCACCGCGTTGTGGGGGATGCCCCGGAAGAACGGGAAGTCGGAGATCGCGGCGGGTGTCGGGATCGGCGGCCTGCTCCTGGGTCCGGCCGGTGGCGAGATCTACTCGTGTGCCGGCGACAAGGAGCAGGCGTCGATCATCTTCAAGACCGCCAAGCGGATGATCGACATGGACCCGTACCTGTCCGAGGTCATCAAGACGTACCGGAACGTGATCGAGGTCCCGTCCACCGGCACGACGTACCGGGCCCTGAGCGCGGAGGCGTTCACGAAGGAGGGGCTGAACCCCCACCTCGTGCTCTTCGACGAGCTGCACGTCCAGCCGACGCGCGAGCTCTGGAACGTCATGAACCTCGCGATGGGCGCCCGCGTCGAGCCGCTCATGCTGGCGATCACGACTGCCGGCGTCCGCACGGACCGCACCGGGCAGGACTCGATCTGCTACGCGATGTACCAGCTCGGCGTCGAGGTCGCCCAGGACCACATCGATGACCCGACGTTCTTCATGGCGTGGTGGGAGCCCCGCGACGGCGTCCTCGCGGCGCACGACGACCCGGCAACCTGGGAGGAGTCGAACCCCGCGTTCGACGACCTCGTCAGCGCGGAGGACTTCGCGGCCGCGGTCACGAAGACGGAGCCGAACGAGTTCCGCATCAAGCGCACGAACCAGTGGGTGGCGTCGGGCAAGGTCTGGCTCCCGCACGGCTCGTGGGAAGGCCTCGAAAACGCAGCACGCTACCCCGGCGGCCCGCCCGCAGGGACGCGCGTGGTGCTCGGCTTCGATGGCTCCAAGTCTGGCGACTCGACGGCGCTCATCGGCGTCACGGTCGAGGAGAAGCCGCACATCTTCGTCGTCGGCCTCTGGGAGAAGGACGTCACGGATCCTGCCTGGCGCGTGCCGCGTGCCGAGGTGAAGAACGCGGTCCGCGACGCCGGCGCCCGCTGGGACGTCGCCGAGGTCGCCTGGGACCCGTACCTCTGGCAGGACGCGTTCGCCGAGCTTGGCGAGGACGGCCTGCCGGTCGAGGAGTACCCGCAGTCGCCGGAGCGCATGGGCAAGGCGACGCAGCGCTTCTACGAGGCCGTCACGGGCGGCGCGATCACGCACGACGGCGACGGACGGCTCACGCGACACATCCGCGACGCGGTCCCCAAGCCGACGTCGCAGGGCTTCGCCCGGATCGTGAAGGAGGCGCCGGACTCGCACCGGCGCATCGACGGCGCGGTCACGGCCGTCTTCACCCTGGACCGGGCCACCTGGCACGCGTCCCAGCCGGTCGACACCGGCCCGAACATCTGGTGAGAGGAGGGTCCGCCGTGGCGACGTGGTACTTCGTGGCAGGCCTGCTGCTGATCGCGGTTGCGGTCGGCTTCCTCGCCGGCCCCTGGTGGGGCGTCCTGGCCGCTGGCGTCGAGCTCCTCGCGCTCGGCGTGCTCGAGCAGGCCGCCGCCGAGCGGCCGACGTCCGGACGTGAGCGATGAAGGCCCTGCGCGCCCTGGCGGGCATCGCGACCCGCGGCCTCGAGAGCCCGGGGACGCCGATCACCGGCGCCTCCATCATGGGAGCCGGGGACCTGTGGAGCGGCGGAGCGTCGACGGGCGACCCGATGCGCATCGGCGCCGGCCTCCGCTGCGTCCAGATCCTCTCGTCCGGCGTCGCGGGCTGCCCGCTGAACGTCACGAGCCGGACGTCGCACGACGAGGTCAGCATCCCGGCGCTCGAGCAGCGCGTCGACGGCGGCGTCACGACGCCGTTCGAGATGTGGGAGACCGTCGTCGCGCACCTGGCGACGCGGGGCAACGCGTACGTCCGCAAGATCCGGTCGAAGGACGGCCGCCTGGTCGCGCTCGTGCCGATCCACCCGGACCGGGTGACGGTGAAGGTCGCCGACGGCAGCGTCGTCGGGATCCCGTGGGTGAAGCGGTTCGAGGTCGACGGCGGCAAGGTCGTGCTCACCACGCACGAGGTCATGCACATCCCGGGTCTGTCGATGGACGGCATCGTCGGGGTCTCCGTGATCGAGAACCTGCGCCGCACGTTCACGCTGGCGGAGTCCGCCGAGCGCGTCGCCGACCGGATGTACGAGGACGGCCTGCTCGCGCAGGGCTTCCTCCACACGGACGCGAGCCTCGACCAGGAGAAGGCAGACATCCTGCGGGCGCGGTGGCGCGCGAAGACCGGCGCGGACAACGCGCACGACATCCTCGTGCTCGACCAGGGCGCGAAGTTCGAGCGGCTGACCCTCTCGCCCTCGGACGCCCAGTTCCTCGAGACCCGGAAGTTCTCCACCTCGGAGATCGCCCGGATCTTCGGCCTGCCGGGCTGGATCATCAACGACCAGGAGAAGTCGACGTCGTGGGGCTCCGGCATGGAGCAGCAGTTCATCGCGTTCGTGATGCTCTCCCTCAAGCCGTACTTCCAGCGGATCGAGCAGCGCGTCACGCGCGAGATCTGCGACCCGAAGGTCGAGAAGGCCGAGTTCAAGGTCGAGGGCCTGCTGCGCGGCGACTCGGCCTCCCGCGCCGCCTTCTACGCCTCCGGCATCCAGCACGGCTGGATGGTCCCCAACGAGCCGCGCGAGCTCGAGGACCTGCCCCCGGTCGAGTGGGGCGACGAGCCGTACCGCCCGTACAACGAGTCCGCCGCAGCCCAGCAGGGCACCGACGACGCCACCGATGGAGGCGAAGATGACGACGACGAGTGAGTCCGTCCGGGCCGCCGGGCTGTCGAACGTGCTCGAGCACCGCACCCGGGCCCTGGCCCCGGCCGACGCCATGCTGGTGCGCGCCGACGGCGACGAGGGCGTGTCCCGCTTCGCCGGCCACGCCGCGGTGTTCGACTCCCGCACCACGATCGGCGACCCGCTGCGGTGGGGCTGGTACGAGGAGATCGGGCGCTCGGCGTTCGACAAGACGCTCGCCGAGGGCGACGCCCGGTTCCTCATCGACCACGACACCTCGCTGCTCGTGGCCCGCGTCTCCGCCGGCGACCTGCGCCTGTCGACCGACGACGTCGGCCTCGCGACCGACGCTGACCTCGACGACGAGCTGTCCTACGTGCGCGACCTCGTGCGCAACCTCGAGAAGCGCCGCATCACCGGCATGTCGTTCGGCTTCTACGTCGTGCGCGACACCTGGACCTCCGAGGAGGTCGAGGTCGAGGTGAACGGCAAGGCGGAGACCTACTCGGTCGACGTCCGCGTGATCGACGAGGTCCGACTCCTCGAGGTCTCCGCGGTCACGTTCCCGGCCTACGAGGACACCGACGCCGGCCTGCGCGCCGTCGACGCGAACGAGATCCGCACCGCCCGCGGGCTTCCCGCCCGCCCCGAGACTGCCCCGGCGCCCGCCGGGGACGCTCCCGCGCCGTCCGACGAGGACACCCGGGACACCACCGACCCCGCGCCGGCTGACGCCACCCGGGGTTTCGACTGGCAGATCGCCGACGACAAGGCGACCGCCCTCAAGGCGCGCTTCCGGCTCTGACCGGCAGCGCCGAAACCCCCGTCCGGCCTCGACATTCGTCGGGGCCTTCGTCATGCCAGGAGGCATCCCCATGAACGCACAGCTGCGCAAGCTGTACGACGAGCGCGCCGCGGCGTGGTCGCAGGTGCAGGACATCCAGTCCCGTCGCGAGCGCGACGGCTACTCCTCGACCGAGGAGGACGGCGCGACCTACACGCGGTCCCTCGCCGACGTCGAGCGGCTCAGCCAGGAGATCGAGACCGAGGAGCGCGCCGCGCGCCTCGAGGGCGTCATGAGCGCCCCGGCCCCCGGCCAGAGCGACACCAACCCCCGCGGCGACGAGGACCGGTCGGGCGACGGCGAGAAGTACGAGCGCGCCTTCGACCACTACCTGCGTCGCGGCATGGTCGGCATGTCCGGCGACCAGCTGCAGCTCATGGAGCGCAGCCTCGTCGAGAACCCCGAGCTCCGCGCCGGCGCCGTCGGCACGGACGCGGCCGGCGGCTACACCGTCCCCGACGGCTTCGTCGCGAAGATGACGGAGGCGCTCAAGGCGTACGGCGGCATCCTCGGTCTCGCCGAGGTGCTCAACACCACCTCCGGCAACGACCTGCGGTGGCCCACGAACGACGACACGGCGAACGTCGGCGCGATCGTCGGGGAGAACACGCAGGTCGGCGAGCAGGACTTCACGTTCGGCAACACGGCCCTCGGCGCGTACATGTACACGTCGAAGATCGTGCGGCTGTCGTTCCAGCTCCTGCAGGACTCGGCGTTCGACCTGAACGGCTTCGTCGCCCGCAAGTTCGGCGAGCGCATCGGCCGTGGCGCCGCGGCGCACTTCGCCGCCGGCACGGGCACGGGCCAGCCGAAGGGCCTCAACACCGCGACCAACATCCTCACGACGGGGGCCGCGACCACGGCGATCACGTACGACAACCTGGTCGACCTCGAGCACAAGATCGACCCGGCGTACCGCGGCAGCGCGCAGTACGTCGTGCACGACGACGTCGTGAAGGCCGCGCGCAAGCTCAAGGACGGCCAGCAGCGGCCCCTGTGGGTCCCGGCGATGGCGGGCGGCGTGCCGTCGACCATCAACGGCCGCGCCTACACCGTCGACAACTCGCTCCCGGCGCTCGCGGCGGGCTCGAAGTCGGCGATCTACGGCGACATCCGGGCGGCCTACGTCGTCCGCGTCGTCCGCGGCGGTCAGACCCTGCGCCTGACCGAGCGCTACGCCGACTACCTGCAGGTCGGGTTCCTCGGCTTCCAGCGCCTGGACGGCACCGTCCAGGACAACAACGCGGTCGCGGTCCTGCACCAGGCCGTCTGACGGCTCCCTCGGGGGCGGCGGCGTGCTCCCCGCCGCCCCCGAGGTCCACCCGCTCGGAGCACCTTCTCCCGGAGGGGGAATCATGACGAAGCCGAAGAACGCCGCGACCGAGCGCATCGAGACGCCCGAGGCGACGCGCGACGTCGTCGCGGCCGTCTCCTACCGCGCCGACGGCAAGCCCGACCAGTCCGAGGGGTACGTCGTCATCGGCGAGCCCGAGGCCCGCGAGGACGACTGACCGATGTCCGAGCAGCCCGTCGAGGATCTGCGCCCGGTCACGCTCTCTGAGCTCGCGGCATGGATGAACGCGCCGTCGCTCGCGACCGACAACGACCTCGGCGAGGCGCTCGACTCCGCGCTCGAGTGGGTGACCGAGGAGGTCGGCCCGATCGAGTCCGTCGCGCGCCAGTACGTCGTGTGGCCGTCCGGGCACAGCCTCGTGCTGAACGACGACCACCTCGAGGCCGTGACCGCGATCGAGGACCCGGACGGCACCGTCGTCGAGGTCCCCGCGAAGCGGATCAACCTCCTCGCCGGCGTGATCGAGGTGCAGCCTCGCGGCCGGCTCACGGCGGGCCCCTGGCTCGTCACCGCGACGACCCGCGAGCACGGCGCGTCCGTGCGCCAGGCCGTGAAGATCATCGCGTCCCACCTGTACGAGGTGAAGCGCGGCCGCGCTGCTGCAGGGTCGGCCGCCAGCTACCTGGCGAACGCCCAGCCGGTCGGCGACGGGACGCTCGGGCGGGGCTACGCGATCCCACGGCGTGCCGAGCACCTCCTGGCGCCGTTCCAGCGCGCGCGGGGGCTGTGATGGCTGCCGTCACCCGCCTGCACGTCACGCTGCGCGAGCTCGTGACGCTCGCGACGGCCGCTGTGGGTGACGAGGGAGTCCAGGTGCTCGACGGTCCGTTCGTGGGCGAGCTCGCGAACGACGTGCTGCTCCTGGGTCTGCCCGACGGCGGCCAGCCGGGCTACCGGGCCACGGTCACACGGCAGGAGGGCTACGGCCGTCCGCGCCTCACCGAGGAGTGGAGCGTGCACTGCATGCTCTCGCTCACGACCGGGACGAACGACGTCGCGGCGCTCCGCGAGCGCGGGGCCGGGCTCCTGGCCGAACTCGACGAGCAGCTGCGCGACCACGCGAAGGTCGACGGCGTCTGGGACCGCGCGAGCATCGGCGGGCAGATGGACTGGGTGCCGCTCCTGGGCCCCGCCGGCGCGAGCGTGACTGTCCTGTTCGACATCACCGGGGCGGCGCTCCTGTGACCTCCGACGGGATCGACAACAGCGAGATCCAGAGCCTGGCGGTCCGGCTGTCCCGGATCCCGAAGGAGTTCGAGCGCGACGTCCGCAAGCCGCTGCGCAAGGTGGGCCAGCAGCTGCTCTCCGATGCCCAGGCGGCGTCCTCCTGGTCGTCCCGCATCCCGGGTTCGCTCCACCTGCGGGTCGCCCTCGGCGGCGGCCGCAAGCCTGGGGTCTCCGTCCGTGCGTCCCTCAAGGCCGCGCCGCATGCGCGGGTCTACGAGGGGATCCTCGCCGACTCGTTCGTGCACCCGCTGTTCGGGGAGCACGGGCACATGTACCCCGAGGGCGCCCGCTCGTACCTGCTCCCGGCCGTGCAGGCGAACACCGACCGCATCGTCGACGAGATCTCACGCCTGGTCGACGACGTCCACCGCCGCGCAGGCCTGGGCTGACGAGAGAGGTAGCCATGAGCGACACCGTGAAGATCTACCACCCGATCACCAAGGCGACGTCCACCGTCGCCCCGATCTCGGTCCCCGCCTGGCAGCGCGCCGGGTGGATGGCCGCCGGCGGCGACGTGCCGCCCACCGACTCGACGTCCGACGACGCCGAGGACACGCCGAGGCCCAAGCGCCGCGGTCCCCAGATTCCGGTCGACCGGCCGGACACCAAGGACGCGGGCGCGTCCGGAACCATCACGACAGACAAGGAGTAGCCCTCATGGCTGCAATCCCCACCTCGGAGCGGTTCTTCGCGCCCGAGATCTCGAAGGTGTACTTCGCCACGACCCTCGCGGCGCCGGCGACCTACACGCGGACCGAGGTCACCGCCTCGCAGGACCTGACGAAGGAGATCGCCGAGATCTCGGGCTTCTCCGTCAGCTCCGGGATGATCGACACCCCCGACCTGGGGTCGCGGTTCACCAGCCAGATCGGTGGCCGGACGTCGGTCGAGGCGTCCTCGATCACCTTCTACGCCGACAAGGCGGGTGACGACGTGCGCGAGGTGCTCCCCCGCGGCACGAAGGGCTTCCTGATCTTCATGGACGGCGGCGACGTCGCGACCCAGAAGTCGGACGTCTACCCCGTCGAGGTCACCTCGCTCGGCAAGGTCCGCTCGACCGGCGACAACGCCTTCCAGCTCACGGCCAACTTCGCCGTGACGGGCGTGCCGTTCGAGGACGTCGCCATCCCGGCGGCTGTCTGACCGACTCCCGGCCCGCCGCGTCTCACAGGTCCGCGGCGGGCCGGGGCACCACCTCCGACCTGTGGCCTGACCTGTGATCGCAAGGAGTAGACCTGTGACCCAGAACCAGAGCCTCAAGGGGCGCCTCGCGGCGAAGTCTCGCCGCACCGCGCTCGTGCCGATCCAGGTCTCGGACCCGGGTGCCGCGCGGGCCGAGTTCGAGAAGGCCGAGCAGAACCACCTCGTCCACCGTGTCGCGCAGGCGAGCAACGTCGACAGCGTCACGGCCAAGGACGTCGCCGCGGCGAAGCGCGCGCTGGACAAGGCGAAGGCCGAGCTGCGGAAGCACTTCGTCGACGTCGAGTTCGCCGCCGGTTCGCCGGCCGACGTCGAGCGCGTGCTCGGCGCGCACACGGACAACGACGGCGGCTGGTCGGTGGACGCCCTGCCGGAGCTCGCGGCCCTGTGCGCGGTCGACGAGGAGCTGCAGGACGCCGACTGGTGGACCGAGCAGCTCACCGGCGGGACCTGGTCCACCGGTGAGCGCGGGGACCTGTGGGCGCAGCTGCTGTCGCTGAACATCGACCTCCCCTCGGAGGGCCTCCCAAAAGACTGACGCACGACGGGATCTTCGCGGCCCGCATGGCGTACTGCGGCCCGCGAGGCATCCCGCTGTCGACGTTCCTCGCATGGGAGAAGGCCGACCAGGACGCGGCGCTGTCCTGGCAGGCGTACGAGGCCCGACGGTGCCCCGGCTGCGGGACGCACCCCGAGGAGGGCCCGAAGCACTTCCACGTCGACGTCTGCGCAACGTGCGTCCAGCTGGACAAGGCGTCGAAGTCCGAGGACGCGAAGGCGAGCGGCGCACACGTCGTCGCTCGCATGGGCACGCAGGGCACCTGTGAGCGGTGTCGCACCGAGATCCAGATCAACGCGGTCAGGGGGTGAGTGGTGAGCAATCCTCGTGACGTGACAGCCCGGGTCTCCATGGACCCGAGCAAGTACGTCTCCGGCGCGGAGAAGGTCTCGTGGGCCACGAAGCAGATGCTTCGTGAGCAGGAGGCCGCGGACCGCAAGTGGCGCGCCATGCAGGGCGCGCACCAGTCCGCGCTCGACGAGGAGGCTCGCCGTCAGGCGAAGGTCGCCCAGGTCGCCGCGCAGGCCGAGGAGCGCAAGCGGGACGCGATCTCGAAGACGAGCACCGCGCTCGTCGTCGGCGGCGCGGCGGCCGTCGTCGGCGCGGGTCTGATGATCAAGACCTACGCGGACTTCGACAAGCAGATGTCGGCCGTCAAGGCGACCGGCGGCGCGACGGCGTCCGAGCTGAACAAGCTGCGCGACGCGGCCATCGACATGGGCGCCAAGACCACGTTCTCCGCGAGCGAGTCCGCGGCCGGCATCGAGAACCTGCTCAAGGCTGGCGTCGCGGCGAAGGACGTGCTCGGCGGCGGGCTGGCCGGGTCGCTCGACCTTGCGGCGGCCGGCGAGCTGAGCGTCGCGAGCGCGGCGGAGATCGCCGCGACGGCCATGACCCAGTTCAAGCTGGGCGGCGACGACGTCACGCACATCGCGGACCTGCTCGCGGCCGGCGCAGGCAAGGCGCAGGGCTCGGTCGACGACATGGCGCAGGCGCTCAAGCAGGGCGGCCTCGTCGCGGCGCAGACCGGTCTCACGATCGAGGAGACCACGGGCACCCTGTCCGCGTTCGCCTCGGCGGGCCTGCTGGGCTCCGACGCGGGCACGTCGATGAAGACGATGCTGCAGCGGCTCTCCGCGCCCACCAAGGAGAACGCCAAGCTCATGGAGGAGCTCGGGATCTCTGCGTACGACGCGCAGGGCCAGTTCGTCGGCATGGAGCAGTTCGCCGGCCAGCTGACGGACGCGCTCGGCGACATGACCCCGGCGCAGCGGAACGCCGCGCTCGCGACGATCTTCGGCTCCGACGCCGTCCGCGCCGCGTCCGTCATCTACGACCAGGGCGAGTCGGGCATCCGCAACTGGATCTCGGCGGTCGACGACCAGGGCTACGCGGCCGAGACCGCCGCGGCCCGCCTCGACAACCTGAACGGCGACGTCGAGGCACTCACGGGCGCGCTCGAGTCGGCCTTCATCAAGTCGGGGTCGGGCGGCAACGACATGCTCCGCGGGCTGACCCAGGGCATCACGGGCGTCGTGAACGCGCTCGGCTCGATCGACGGCAGCGTGCTGTCCGGGCTGACCATCGCGCTCGGCGCCGGCGGCGTCGTGGCCCTCGGCGTGGGCGGGCTCGGCAAGCTCATCGTCGGGCTGAACAACGCCAAGGGTGCGATGTCGGACCTCGGCATCATGTCCGAGGCGACGGCGACGAAGGCGGCCACGGTCGGCACGACGATCGGCAAGTGGGCGATCGGCATCGGTACCGCTGTCGTCGCGCTCGAGACGCTGAACGCCGCGACGGACCGCGCGCAGATCGGTACCGAGGAGGTCGACTCCAAGCTCAAGGGCCTCGGCGGGTCGAAGGACGTCGTGAAGGACCTGTTCGGCGACCTCGTGCCGAAGGACTCCGACCTTGCCCGCGGCAAGGACTTCGCCACGTTCCTCGACCAGATGGCGAACCCGGGCGCGTGGGCCTCGATCGGCGCACACGCATCCGACCTCGGCGTGTCGATCACCCGCATCTTCGGCGACGACTCCGCAAAGTGGGGCGAGCTCAAGCAGCGGATGTCGCAGTACGGTGACCAGCTCGGCACGCTCGCGACGTCGGACATGCCGGCCGCCGTCGATGCGTTCGCCGCGATGGGTGACGCGGCCGGGAACTACCGCGGCGTGAACGAGGACCTACTCAAGGTCATGCCGGGCTTCCGTGACGCTCTGATCGGCGTCGCGGAAGGCGCGGGGCTGGCTACGGACGACGCGACACTGCTGCGGATTGCGACCGGCGAGATCGCCCCGGTGATGGACTCCGCGACGTCAGCGGCCGAGACGAACGCCGGGGCGCACACCTCGACCGCCGGCGCGATCGATGAGGAGGTCGCCTCCCTCGAGGCTCTGATCGAGGCGCAGCAGAAGGCCGCTGGCGTCGTGCTCGACGAGCGTGAGGCTCGTCGTGCCTACCAGGAGCAGCTCGACGCGGCGAAGAAGTCGCTTGAGGAGAACGGCGCGACGCTCGACCGCAACACCGAGGCGGGGCGTGCGAACGAGGAGTCGCTCGACGGCATCGCGAAGAAGGCGCTCGACGTCGCCGCCAGCATGGAGCAGAACGGGGCCTCGCAGGAGAAGGTCCAGCGGTTCGTGAAGTCGTCTCGCGCGGACTTCCTCGCGCAGGCCGACGCGCTGGGCGTGGGCGAGAAGAAGGCCAACGCGCTCGCCGACAAGCTGGGCCTGATCCCGGGCAACTACGAGGCCGACGCGTCGGTCAACACGGCCGCCGCCGAGGTCGCCTTGCACGACTTCCTGACGAAGCTCGAGGGCGCCGACGGCACGATCAAGATCAAGGGTGACGGCGCGCCGGCGGAGCGGAAGCTGAACGACGTCACCGCGCAGGTGAACGAGGCCGACGGGTCGGTCACGATTCTCGGGAAGGATGGCAAGGCGGTCGCGACCCTGCGCGACTACACCGCCACGGTGAACGAGTCTGACGGATCGGTGACGATCAAGGGGAAGGACAAGCAGGGCCGCGACACGGTCCTCAAGCTGACCTCCTGGGTCGGCGACCAGACTCCGAAGCTCAAGGTTGGCGCGAACACGAGCGACGCGCAGGCCGATGTCAACAAGTTCATCAAGGACAACACCAAGCTCGCGCTCAAGATTGGCACGCAGTTCTTCGCCCCGAAGAACTCCACCGGCGACGGCGAGGGCGCGGGCTGGCCTGGCAAGACGCCGCACGGCGTTTCCCAGATGACGAGCGCGGTCAAGTCGCTCGACTCGGGTGCGCAGATCACCTCTGGCTACCGGCCCGGCGCGGTCACCAGCACCGGCTACCCCTCGTACCACGGCATGGGGCGGGCGATCGACATCGTCTCCCCGAACATGGGCCGCACGTGGGACCTGCTGCGCCGGGCGTTCGGCTCGCGCGCGAAGGAGCTCTACTACACGCCGCGCGGGTTCATCCGCAACGGGCAGATGACGAACGACGTCGCCTCGGTCACGCGTGCCCAGCACTACTCGCACGTGCACCTGGCGCTGGCGAAGGGTGGCGCGGCTCGCGGGCCGGGCACGGGGACCTCGGACGAGATCCCGGCGTGGCTGTCGAACGGCGAGCACGTCCTCACCGCGTCCGACGTCCGCAAGCTCGGCGGCCAGGACGCGGTCTACAAGCTGCGTGACGCCATCCAGGCAGGCAAGCTCAACCTCGACCCCGAGCCGGCGTTCGCGAAGGGCGGCGCGGTCGGGTCGGCGTCCCGTGCTGCCACGCAGGCCCGCAAGGAGCTCGCCGCGGAGAAGGCGGACCTGAGCTCGCTCAAGCAGTACCTCCGCGAGGCGCGCAAGAAGAAGCGCGAGAAGCAGGTCGCCGAGCTCGAGAAGAAGATCGACCGCCAGGAGCGCGCGGTCGACAAGGCCGAGGAGCGGTACGCCAAGGCGCGCGAGCGGGTGTCGAACCTGCAGACGGAGCGCACGCAGCTCGGGCTGGACCTGCGCCGGGGCAACATCCTGGACTCGGCGACGTCGGGTGCGTCCGGCGCGTACGGCGTGGTCGACGACATGCTCGGTCTGGCGCGCTCGGGCGACCTGACGAAGCGGCAGTCGAACCGACTCGCGACGAAGGCTCGCGAGGCCGAGTCGGCGATGCGCGGCCTCTACAAGGAGGTCGACAAGGTCGACAAGCGCCTCGAGTCTGCGGCGGCCAAGACCGAGAAGCTGCAGGCCATCAGCGACGCCGTGAAGAACACGCTGATGGGCGAGCAGTCGCTGGCGTCGTCGATCACGGCGGCCAAGGAGGGCGAGTACCGGGACGTCACCCGGACGAACTCCCGCGGCGAGACGTGGACCGAGCAGATGTGGGACCCGGGCACCAAGGCATCGGTCACCGCGAAGGGCATGGTCTCGAACACGACGTCGAAGGTGGCGAAGGCCCGGGCGTTCGTGTCGAAGCTCGGCGCGCTCCGGAAGGCGGGCATGTCGGGCGTGCTGATCGATGAGATCGCGAACGAGGGCATCGAGAACGGGACGCTGATCGCTGACGCGTGGCTCGCCGACAAGGGCCAGATCCAGAACATCAACACCGCGTACAAGGACCTCGCGAAGTACTCCGGCCAGGCCGGGCAGGTCGTGACCGAGGGGTACTCGAAGGGGGGCCTGTCTGCGGCGAAGTCGTTCGAGGCGGGCCTGGAGAAGCAGAAGTCGAGCCTCGAGAAGCGGGTCTACAACTGGGGCGTCGTGATGGCGAACGCCGTCTCCATCGCGCTGACCGGGAAGGCGACGTCGCTCAAGAAGCGCGCGTCGGGCGGCGATGTCCGCGCCGGCGAGTCGTACATGGTCGGCGAGAGGGGCCCTGAGCTCATCACGCCCTCGCGCAACGGGTACGTCCTGACGGCGGAGCAGACCCGGCGCCTCGCGACCACGTCGCAGACGATGACGCACCAGCAGATCGTCAACGCGGGCCCGCTCGTGTCGGTCACGGTCCAGTCGATGGTCACGGCCGACGTGAACACGGGCGTGCGGGCGCTGCGGAACGAGTTCACGGACGCGGTTCACACGTACGGGCTGGACCGGATCGCGCAGGGGGTGGGCTGATGTCGTCGTTCCCGGTCAAGGTCCAGGGTGCTCCGGAGGCACCTCCGAGTCCGCCCGTGAACCCGTGGCCGGGGACGAAGTTCACGTGGATCGGCTGGAACGGGCGCGCGTTCGACCTGACTGGCAGCGATCACGCGTCGGGCGTGGCGCTACGGGAGGGCACGCGCGGGCTGAACATGCCGCCGATCGAGCACCACGAGTCCGAGTCGGAGGCGCGCGCCGGCTCGCGGTACCGCTCGTCGCGCACGAAGAAGCGCGAGATGGTCTGGCAGGTCGGGGTCTACGAGGACAAGTCCTCGCAGGACTGGATCGACTACGACGACCTGTGGTGGGACTCGATCATGCACCCGGAGAAGCCGGGGCAGCTCATCGCGACGAAGCCGAACGGGACGACGCGGTCGCTCCCCTGCCGATTCGTGGACGACGGCGGCCACGAGCTCCCCCACTCTCCGGGCCTGTTCCACTGGATGCACTACGCGATCGCGATGCAGGCGGAGCAGCCGTACTGGCGGGGCACTCCTGTGGTGGTCGCCTGGCCGATCGGCGGCGGCTCGGTCGGCTTTGTCGGCCCGAACGGGCTCCGTCTGGCCCGCGCGCGGACGTCCGCCAAGGCGACGATCGACAACCCGGGCGACGTCGACGAGTTCGTCACCTGGACGCTCAAGGCGACCGGCGCCGGGATCGCTGCCGGGGCGACGTTCGGTGTCGGGGCGAACCTCGTCGGCTACTCCGAGCCGCTGGTCGCCGGCGACGTGCTCGTGGTGAACACCCGCGACATGTCGGCCCGGCTGAACGGAGCGCGGGTGTCGAAGAAGCTGACGCCGCGCAACCCGGTGCCGATCCCCGCGGGCGAGGCGAACGACCTCGTGATCGACGTCGCGGGCACGGGCGAGATCCAGGCCGTGCTCACCCCGTCGTACTACCGGGCGACCTGATGGACGGCCTGCAGCCCCTGGTGCTCGAGGTCTTCGACAAGGACTTCCAGTACCAGGCGACCGTCGGGCGCCCGCAGGCGCTCGTGATGACGGCGCGCAGGAACGGCGTCGGCACGGGGGCGTTCGTGCTCGACTCGGACGACGAGGCCGCGGAGGCGCTCGCCGAGCCGGGCGCGCTCCTCACGTGCCACTACCGGCACGACCCGGACGACCCGCTGTCGCCGATGTACTTCCTCGGGGGCCCGGTCACGCAGGTGGACCTCGGCGGCGTGCTGTCGGCGCCCACGCAGGCGTTCACGGTCAAGGACCACTGGGACATCCTGTCGACCTTCCCGTGCCGCGCAGTGCCCGCCTCGACAGGCTGGGCGTCGCAGGGCACGGCGTCGACGATCTACACGTCGACCGGGCCGGCCGAGACGGTCGTGAAGGACCTCATCACGAAGAACCTCTCCCTCGTGCCGACGCCGATCACCGTCGTGCCGACGCATGGGTGGGGCGAGGACATCACGGTGCAGGTCCGGGACAACCTGCTCGTCGACAAGATCTTCCCGGCGCTGAACTACGCGCACGTCGGCATCACGGTGCAGCAGGGCCCATCGGGGCTGATCGTGGACGCCCGCCAGCAGACGGTGCACACGGTGCCGCTCACGCCGGAGTCGGGGATCCTCGCGAGCCTCGCAGGGTCTCTGCTGCGGCCGACGGTCTCCCGGGTGATGGTGCGCGGCGGCGAGGACCTGTCCACTGTCCGCCGCCTGGTCGTGAACACCGCGGTGGAGGACGTCTGGCGCTACTGCGGGTACGCGACCGTCGAGGTCCCCGAGTCCACGACGGCGGACTACCTAGACGCGAAGGGCTGGGAGGTGCTCAACGCGGGCTCTCGGCAGGCGTCGCTCGCCATCGAGCTCGCGGAGACCGACGACTGGCGGTTCGGCGAGGGCGAGGACTTCTTCGGCCTGGGTGACGAGATGCCGGTCATGGCCGGCGGCGTCGACCTCGGGACGCACGCGATCACCGAGGTGGAGATCAAGTGGGAGAGGGGCCTGACGGTCACCTCCCGTGTCGGCGAACGTCCTCTGGCGCCGGACAAGGCGATGGCCAAGGCAGTGGAGCAGGTCGCGAGAAGCGTCCGCATCGATCGAGCGAGGGGCTGACATGGTAGCGATCACGACCAACGGCGGGTCGTCCATCGGGTACGTCGCCGAGACGGCGGACGACTCCTACGACACCGCGGAGTGGGCCATCGCGCAGCCGGGTCTCGGCGAGCGGTACTGGGTCGAGTCCCAGAGCGCGGGCGAGGTCGTCCGGGTGCCGTCGCTCGCCCGGACGGTCAGCGTCGGGAAGGGCCGCATCGGCGCGTTCGGCGTGGTCGACACCCTGGTCGGCAACACGCAGGCCGCTCAGCTGCAGGTGCAGTTCCCGAACCCGTCGTCGGGGTCGGTGCACCACCTGGTGACCTGCCGGCGCCGCTGGGAGACGACGAACGCGACGTCGATCGAGACCGTCACCGGGACGAGCTCGCCGGTCGTCCCGGCCCGCCCGTACGCGGACCCGGGAAACACGCGGGACGACCAGCCGCTCGCGCTCTACCGCGTGACGAAGGACGACCCGCTGCCGTACGTCGTGGCCGACCTGCGCGTCATCGGCAACAAGGGCCGGTACGAGGCGACGAGCAAGCTCGTGCTCGACATCCCCGGGTACGTGGACCACCCCGGCTACGTCGTGCGCATCGCGGGCACCGACTACCTGCGGACGGTCGCGGGCACGTGGGAGGTCATCGACTCCCCTGTCCAGATCGTCGCGGGCCCCGTCGGCAGCTACGCCGAGGGTTGGAACGCCGACGCGCCGGGAACCTCGTACATCGTGCGCGACGGCAAGCGGCGCGCGACCTCCATCGAGCTCCGTCGCCAGGGCGGCACGATCGCAGTCGGCGCGAGCGGGCATGTGAACGACGAGGTCGTGCGCACGCTCTCCGACGGCGACAAGCCCGCCTTCCCGGTTCGCAGCCTGCCCGGGCTGTACAAGAACGGCGGCGACTTCGGGTGCACCCTGTCGATCAATACGGCGGGGGAGATCAAGCTGAACCACGCAACTCCGAACGTGGACATCCCGTACACCCCCCTGCCCACCCCCACGACGAGCGACTGGACGCTCCGGTTCTACGTCGAGTGGTACGCGGCCTGATGGACTTCCTGCCGCAGTGGGCGTCGGAGCTCTCCGGGTGGAGCCTCATCGGCATCGCGTTCCTCATGCTCATCACGGGCAAGGGGCTCGCCACCCGGCGCGAGGTCGACGCCGCTGAGAAGCGCGCTGAGACGTACCGGATCGCGATGGAGACCGCCGTCGCCGCGCTCCGAGAGAAGGCCGAGCACGACGGCAAGCGCGAGAAGCGCGAGGACGAGCTCATCGAGAACTCGCGTACCACGGTCCGCGTCCTCGAGGTCCTGCAGGCCGCGCGGGACGAGCAGGTCCGGCGCCTGACGGCCGTGCCGGACGAGCATCCTCCCGGCACGGAGGCGACCTCGTGATCTGGCGACGACACAAGCACCGCGCGGCCGCGCAGGCCGAGGCGGACCAGGCGCTCAAGGAAGCCGTCGACCTGCTGCACGAGGCGGTCGTCGATCGGATCGAGGACTCTGCCACACGCGGTCCCGAGGCGCGTCGCCTCGGCGCCCGTCTGCGCAAGATCCAGCGCGAGAACCACTTCGGCCCGAGCATCGCGCACGTGTACGGCGGGAGAGAGTCATGATCCGCGACATCATCCACGTGGCAGCGCTCGTCGCCTTCGTCGGCTGGTTGACGTTCCTCGTCTGGTACTCGCTCCGCGCGAAGTGGTGGAAGACGCCCGAGGGCCGCAATGTCTGGGGCGTCGCCTCGGCACTCGTCATCGCCCTCGGCATGGTGAACGCCTCCTACATCTGGCCGGACTACGCCGCACGCGACTGGGTCGTGCTCGGCGTGTACGCCTACCTCGCGGCACTCGCCGTGCAGCGCACCGCGCAGATGGAACGCCGGCAGCGTCGCGGCGCCGACCGCCACTGACCTCACCCACCCCCGAGGGCTCGCCAACCGGCGGGCCCTTCGTCATGCCAGGAGGCAATCGCCATGGTGAGCCTGACCCAGTACCTCGCAGACGTCCACGCGCGCGGCATCCGCATCGCCGAGCACCCCAAGTACGGCGGCGTGCACGACTGGCTGCACATGCCGGGCTCGATGCACGCCAAGGGCCGCGCCGGCGACCTGAACTACGGCCCCGTCGGCGCCCCGGCGTCCGAGCGCCCCGTGCTGCTCTGGGCGGCCCGCCTCGCCGACGCCGCCGGGCTGAACGTGATCTACACCCCGCACCGGGTGCACCCGATCGCGAAGACCGCCGCGGCGCACCGGGACCACCTGCACGTGGACGACGGCCCGATCACCGCCTACCGCGCGCCGGGGGCGAACGACGCCCTGTACCGCCGCATCCTGGCCGAGCGCCGTCCTGCCGGGTCCGCCTCGCGCGACGACGACCGCCCGGCGCTCAAGACGCGCAAGCCGAAGCGACTCCCCACGGTGCGCCTCGGCAACCGGAGCCGCTGGGGCAAGCTGCTCCAGAACGCGCTCAACGAGCGGGGCTACAAGGTCGGCAAGGCCGACGGCGCGTACGGCACCAAGACGCTCGCTGGGGTGCGCGCCTTCCAGAAGGACGCGGGCATCGAGGTGGATGGCGTCGCCGGTCCCGATGTCTGGTTCGCGCTGTGCTTCGGCGCCAAGAAGGGCGCGGGCAAGTACCGGAACAAGGTCGCCCAGCACGTCGCCGGCATCCCCATCGTCAACGGCCTCCCCGGCCCGCGCTTCGTCGCCCGCTGGAAGGAGATCCAGCGGTGGCTCGGCGTCACCGCGGACGGCGACATCGGCATCAAGACCCGCAACGCACTCGTGAAGAAGGGCTGAGCCATGAACGTCTCCGACAAGGTCGTCTCGCTCCTGCGCACCGCCGTCCCTGTCGTCTGGGGCTACGTCGTCGCCTGGGCGCTCGCGCAGATCCCCGCCGCGCAGGACTTCCTCGCCTCGTTCGGCGTGGACCTGAACTCGGTCGCGGTGGTCAACTTCGTCACCGGCCTCGCGACGATCGCCTGGTACGCCGTGTGGCGCTGGGCCGAGCCTCGCATCCCGGCATGGCTGACGCGCCTCGTCCTCGGGTCGAACAAGGCCCCGACGTACGCCCCTGTGGGCGGCGACGGCGTCCCCGACATCACGAGCGAGGGCTGACCGATGGCGCGCGGCGTGTGCCCCTGCGTAGGGGGCGCCCCGTGCGCTCCCGTCCGGGCGGAAGTCGACCCGCCCGACCTGCAGCCCCGCGGCGTCCAGTGCCGCGACTGCGCCCCGGTCGGCTGCGACGGGTCGTGCGACCTACCGCCGTTCACGGACTGACGCCGTGACCACCCGGACCGCAGTCGCCGCCACCCGCGACGTCGTCGTGTACCTCGCCGGCGCCGCCTTCTTCACCGTGCTCGGCGCCGTCAACGGCGCCCGCGAGCAGCTCGCCAACTACCGCCGCTGGCCGGGCCTGTAGGCCCCCCACCACCACACCCAGGAGGCACCGTGGCTACGTACGGCCCCGTCGACGTCGAGGACCAGTTCGGCAACCCGGCCCCGGCGTCGGCGTTCACGCTGCACGCGTCGACCGACACCTCGCTCACGGCACCCCTCGCCGTCACGGACCTCGTGACGGGGAACCCGATCCCGCTCGTGACGGCGAACGCGAAGAGCCGCATCAACATCGTCAACGTCGCGGGGTCCAACGAGCCGTTCCTGTTCATGAAGTCGACCGACCCGTCCGTCCCCGTCCAGCGCATCGTCTCCTGGGAGTCGCTGTCCGGGATCAAGGCCGACGCGAACGCAGCGGCATCGGCGGCGGCGACGTCCGCCGCCGCCGCGCAGGGTGCTCGCGAAGCAGCGGAGGCGGCCCAGGCGGCGGCCCAGCAGGCCGCCGCTGGCGGCGGAGGCGGCGGGGGCGGCGGGATCGGCACGGTGACGAAGGTCGCCGGCGTCTCGCCTGACGGCGCGGGGAACGTGCCGCTGACGAAGACCCACCTCAACCTCGGGCTCTTGCAGAACATCGCGCCCGCCGACATGCCGGTCAGCATCCCCGTGCAGGAGGCGCTCGTCGGGAAGGCGGCGGCCAGCCACACGCACAGCACCTCGCAGGTGGGAGGTCTCGACACCGCGATGTCGAACAAGGTCTCGGTCGTCATGGTCTACACCGGGAACGAGGCACGCCCGGCGGGCGTGGTGGCCGTCGACTGGCGCGCGACGTCAGGCTATGCGGGCGGCAACCCCGTCAACATGTCCGACGGCGACGTCTTCTTCGCTCCGGCGTCGGGCGCCTGATGGCGATCGCGGTCGCGCTCTCGCTCAAGGGGAGCATCCGGGACGTCTCGGGGTACGAGCACACGACGGAGCTGGTCGGCTCCCCGACGTTCACCGCTGGGCGCTTCGACGGCGGCCTGTCGTGCTTCGACGGCAACGGGCTGCGGATCTTCTACCCGTCCGGGTCGTACTACCTCGACACGTCGGGCGGGAAGTCGCTCGCGTTCTGGGTGAAGGCCGCGCCGGGCCCCGCTGGGCAGACACGCGTCCTGTACGACCGCGGGCAGTACAAGGTGTACCTCGCGACGCCGGCGGGCGACGTCGGGGTGCTCGTTCAGGGCTCGATGTTCTCCACGGGCATCAACGTCTGCGACGGGCAGTGGCACCACGTCATGTACTCGTGGAACAGCGCCACCGGCTCGACGCCCGACGACATGCACCGCTGGTGGATCGACGGCGTGAAGGTCGCCGAGATGCAGCGGGCCCTCTCCTACACCGAGTCGGCGAACGAGTACGCCTACGTCGGGCTCGCTGCCGGGCTCGGCGAGCCGGCGAACGCCGTCATCTCCGATGGGCGCATCTGGAACGACCCCGTGTTCGAGAACGAGGCGACCTACCTGCGCGACCTGCCGGTCACCGACTACCGGCGCGGCCTGTTCGCGTTCGACTCGACGACCGGTGGCCAGTACCGCGACGCGTCCGAGAACGCCAACCACCTCGCTGCCGGCGCCGGCGCGCTCGTCGCGGGCTACCACGGCAACGCGCTGCGCCCGACGGTGGCATGGTCGGCGCCCTACAGCCCGGGCCCGATGGACCGCATCACGGCGATGTTCCGGGCGAAGGCCGACACGCTGACCGGGCTCGGCGAGATCCTCTCGCTGTACGCGGGCTCGACGGAGAAGTTCTCGCTCGCCCACACCACGGGCGGGCGACTGCGCGGGAAGTGCGTGCGCGACACGGGCTCGACCGGCACGACGGACTTCACCACGACGGCGACCCCGTTCACGCCGGGCGTCTGGCACCGGGTGGTCGTGCAGGCATGGGCGTCGGACATGCGCATCGTCGTCGACGGTGTGCCCATCCAGACGGCGTCGGGCGGCTCGACCATCAACCCGATCAACCTGCCGTCGTTCACCGGCATCACGCAGATCCGCACCGGCGCCGGCGTCGCGATCGACGACCTGCGGATCATCTCCAACTGGATCACGGCCGGGGCGATCAACACCCTCCCCGAGCTCGCGATCTACGACACCCCACCGTCGGGCATCTTCATGGCCGGCGGCGTGCCCGCGCGTGCCTGGCGCAAGGAGGCCGACGGGTCACTCACCGAGCTGCGCGCGCTCGGCTTCGACTCCGCGTCCGACACGGCGCCGCCGAGCGTGCCGGAGAACGTCGGGGCGCTCGGCACGCCGGGCGCGACGTCGTTCGTCCTGTCCTGGGACGCGTCGGTCGACGCCGACGAGGACCCCGACGAGCTCGCCCCCAGCGTCCCGGCGGGCCTCGTGTCATCCAGCGTGGGCGCGACCTCGTTCGGCCTCGACTGGGAGGAGTCCTCCGATGCCTAGTGGGATGAAGAACTACGACGTCAGCCGAGACGGTGGGGCGACGGTCTACACCACGGTCACCCACCCGACCACCTCTGTGACCATCACCGGGGCCACCCCGTCGACCGGCTACCCGTGCTGCGTCCGCGCGCGCGACAACGCGGGCAACGTCTCCGCCTGGTCCCCCGTCGTGGTCGTCACCACGGCGGCGTCTGGCGGCGACACCACGGCGCCTACGGTGCCCACCGGCCTCGCGCACTCCGGCGTCACGCAGACCGGCGCGACCGTCTCCTGGACGGGCTCGACGGACGCCGTCGGGGTCACGAAGTACCAGGTGCGCGTCAATGGCGTGACGCTCGGCGACGAGTCCACCTCGACCTCCCGGGCGCTCACCGGCCTCACCGCCGGCACCGCGCAGAGCTGGGACGTGCGCGCGGGCGACGCGGCGGGCAACTGGTCGGCGTGGGCCACGGCGGACACCTTCAACACGCTGCCCTCCGGCGGCGGTGGGGGTGCCACCCCGGCCGCGGCCTACGGCTTCAACGAGGGCTCCGGCACGACGGCCGCCGACGCGATCGGCAGCCGGACCCTCACCGGGCTGGCTCCGTCGGCCTCATGGGCGGCGGCCGGCCATACGGGCAGCGCGCTCGCGAAGTCTGGCGGCGCCGTCATCGTGCCGAACAGTGCCGGGCTGCAGACCGCCTCCCGCACGCTCATGTTCTGGGCCAAGCCGACCGCGACGTCCGATGGCTGGTGGGTGCAGTTCTACATCGCGTCGCTCGACACGGCGGCGTTCGCGATCGGGCGAATCGGCGGCCAGCTCTACTGCCGGTGCCGCATCGGCTCGTCGAACACCAACCTCACGACCTCGCCGCTCGCCGTCGGGACCTACGCGCACGTCGCGATCACCTACGACGGCACCACGTTCCGGGCCTACCTGAACGGGACGCAGTTCTCGTCGCAGGCCCTCACCGGCACGATCGCCACGGCGGACGACGCTCGGATCTTCGACCCGGGTTCGGCAGTGGAGCCCGACGACCTCCGGTTCTACACGACGGCGCTCGACGCTACGGCGATCCAGGCGGCGATGAACACGCCCGTCTAGTCCGTGAACAGCTTCCGGTTCTCCTCGGAGCGCCGGAACGCCTCACGGGTGCGCTCCTCCTCGAGCTCGCGCGCCTTCCGGTCCAGCCTCCGGGCTGCCCAGAGTGCCGCGAGCCGAGATGAAGCCCCGCTCCTCCTTCGGGAGGGGCGGGGCGTTTCGTCGTTCCTGGCCATGCTCTGCTCCCCCTGCTGCTCTCGCGCCTGCATCGATGCCCACCAGAGCAGGACCGCACCGACGGCCGCGTAGAAGCCCCAGATGGCCAGCCACGCCGCGTCACCGCCGATCGCCACGTGCCGCACCGCGCCTGCGGTGCATCCTGCTACCAGTGCCCATCCGACGATCCGCTGGATGACGCGGCGGGCCACTGTGCTGCCGCCGTCAACAATTCTGCTCACGCCATCCAAGAGTGCGACCCGAGCGATTGATGACGCGGGCACCGGGTGAAAAGCCGTCGGCCTGCCCCGTCACGCCGAGACGCGCTCGCGCGGTGCCTCCGCGTCCCTGAGCAGCTGGGACGCCCGACCGCGGCTCACCTTCATGACGGCCGCGACGTCGGCGACGGAGAGCCCGGCGCCCCGGAGCGCGGCGGCGACGGCACGCGCCTCCGCGGCGGCCGCGCGCTGGGCCACGGCTACCTCCTCGGTCGCGCGACGCACAGCCTCGGCGCGCTCGGCGAGCCCGTCGAGCTCGGGCAGGATGACGACGTCGACCCCGCCGGCGTCGCTGTCGAGCATCGTCTCGATGAGGTCGCGGACCTGAGTCTCGGCGGTCTCGAGGGTGCGGGACTGGGTCACGCCGACGCCGTCGACGTGGAGCTCCCAGCCCCCCTCCCAGCGCTTCGCGCGGACCGTGTATGCCTTCTTCACTGCAGCCACCCCTTCGGCAGGCACTCCATCTTCTTGATCGTGTCGGCGACGACGCCGGGCGAGTTCTCCGTGGCCCGGATGACGACCGCCTTGTGCTTCCCGCACGGGCAGGTCCAGACCTCGTGGTCGCCCTTGCCAGGGCGCGACGTGCAGCCCTGCGCGCGCAGGGCCTTCGCCATGTCCCGGTACTTCATCGGCTTCGTCATGACATTAGGTTAGTCCCCCTAGACAGTCAATGTCTAGGGGGGCTAGATACTTCACCCGTCCGACGACAGCGCCGTCGCCGTGTCGGACCCTCGCGCGACCCTGGCCCCATGCACGGCCCCACCCCCGAGCCTGGGTACGACTTCGAGCGCGACCTCGCCCGACGCCAGGCGCAGCACTGGGACCGACCGCACCAGCGCATCCTCAACGCCCACCCGATCCCCCGGCGCGGGCTGCAGCACGACTGCCACGTCCGGGTGCGCGCTCGCATCGTCTGGGAGCTCGACGGCGAGAAGGTCGGCGAGACGCTGGCGACGGCGTGGACGCCGCGGCTCGTGCTCGTCACGGTGGACTCGCGGCGCTTCGGGGTCAGCGGCGCATGGCTGCTGCCGGCCGACGTCGAGCGGGTCTGACGGTCCGTGAACGTTTGGCCCACCACTTGGCCCACCTGCCACCGATCTGGCCGCATCTCGCCGGAAATGACGAAGGCCCGGAACCGTTGAAGTTCCGGGCCTATCGTGGTGGAGCCGCCTGTCGGAATCGAACCGACGACCTATTCATTACGAGTGAATGGATGGGGTAGGCTGAGGGTGAAGTGCAAGCCGCTGACCAGCGACGATACGATCACAGGTATACGCATGAACCCATGTGAATGGCCCACCTGTTGGCCCACCTGAGAGACTGAATCCATGGCGACGACGAGACGGCCCCACGGCACCGGCTCCGTGTACCGCGACGACGCGCGCGGTCGCTGGGTCGGAAGCATCGAGCTCGGCTGGACCGCGAAGGGCACGCGACGCCGACGACGGTTCACCGGACCCACCGAGCGGGCCGTCCGCGCGAAGATCCGCCAGGCGCTCACCGAGGCCGAGGCTGCCGAGTCCGCCATCGTCGGAGGCAAGCCCACCGTGAAGCGCTGGGCCGACGTCTGGCTGGAGAACACCCAGGAGACGCTCCGGCCGACGACGTGGAGCGCGAACCGCACCGCCGTCACGCAGTGGATCGTCCCCACCATCGGGCACCGCCGCCTCGACCAGCTCGCCCCTGCCGACATCCGCGCCTTCCACCGCGCCATGGAGGCCAAGCCGCTCGCGCCGTCGTCGCAGTCGCGCTACCACGCCGCGCTGTCCGGGATGCTCGCTGCCGCCGTGCAGGAGGGCTACAGCGTCCCCGAGCGCGCGCGCGTGGTCGAGGGCCCGGGCCTCGGCACCAATGACCGCAACGCGCTCCCCCTGCCCGACGCGCTCGCGATCCTCGAGGTCGCGTCGAAGCGGCCCGACGCGTCCCGCTGGGCCGCCGCGCTGCTGCAGGGCATGCGGCCCGCGGAGACGCTCGGGCTCACCTGGGACATGGTCGACCTCGACGGCGAGGACTCGACGCTGACCCTGGCGTGGCAGCTCAAGCCGCTGCCGTACCGCAAGGCGCGCGACCGTGACTCCGGCTTCCGGGTGCCGAAGGGGTTCGAGGCGCGGCAGGTCGACGGCGCGCTCCACCTCGTGCGCCCCAAGACGAAGTCCGGGTGGCGCCGCATCCCGCTCGTCCCGTGGATGGTCTCCTCGCTGACCGACTGGCGCGAGATCGCCCCGAAGAACCGCGCCGGGCTCGTGTGGCCCCAGGCGGACGGACGCCCGCGCCGCGACGACGACGACCGGGCAGCGTGGTACGAGATCACCGACGCGGCGCAGGTCGCCGTCGTCGAGCCATCGCCGCGTGATGACGGGCCGGAGATGATCGGCCGGCGCCCGGAACTCTACGAGGCCAGGCACACAGCCGCGACACTCCTCAAGGTCGCGGCTGTCGACGACGCGACCATCACCGCGATCCTGGGGCACGCGAGCATCCTGAGCACGAAGGCCTACCTGCACACCGATGTGCGGCGGGCCCGTGCCGCCCTCGGCGAGATGGCTGAGACGCTCAGGCTCACCGCTCGCTGAGCATCGCCGCGACATCCAGCCCCCGATCCGCAGCACGCTGCAGATCGGACCACATCAGGTCGCACGGGCGGACGGGCACGGGATGGCCCGCCTCCGCCAGCAGCGTCCACACCTGGTAGGTCGTCTCGTCTACGGCAGCCTCGGCTGCCATCCCCTGCGGCATTGGTCTCCTCCTAGAAGTCCCGTGCCCCTCCTGTGCGCTATCCGCCGGACCCTGCCGACGGTAGTGCTCTAGGGCGACACGTGCCTGGGGACTCAGTTTCCGCGGATGCGACGCAGTTCCTCTTGCTGGCGGGTCCAGACCTCGACCGGCGACAGGTTGAGGAACTCCGCGATCTGGAACACCTCCTGCACCCGGAAGGGTCGGTCCCCGGACAGCCACGCGCTCATCGACGAGCGCGAGAGGCCGAGTGCTTCGGCGAGACGGGCGTCCGGGATGTGCTGACGGCCGAGCTCAGCACGGATCACGGCGACCAGGGCGGCGTCTACTTCACGGCTGTCGATGTCCACGCTGAACAGGATTACACCGCGACCTGCCCTGATACCTGCGCGACAGGACTTCACCCACTGCTGAGCCTCACATTGTTCGGTTCACCCTTGCGTTGTTCGGCTGAGCCGAACTATGCTCCATCTATGCAGCAGACACCGAAGGGCATCGGGCGCCTCATCGAGGAGCGCCTGAGCGGGAAGCGCGGGGCCAAGACCCGCCTCGCCGCAGACCTGGGTGTTCACCGCAACACCCTCAAGCGGTGGATCGACGGCGACCTCCGGGAAGCACGGTGGGCCGACGTCGAGACCATCGCACGTGCCGTCGACATGGACCCTCGGGACCTCGTCGACGTGACGGGCCGGGCGTCATGAGCACCATCCAGATCGCCCCGGTCTCGTTCGACTACGACGGCGCCGCCGCCGCCACAGGGCTCTCCCGGAACACGATCATCGCCGCCGTCCGCGCCGGCGACCTCGTGTCCCACTACCCGGAGATCGACGGGCGGCAGCTCGCTAAGCCCGTCATCGACGCCGACGACCTCCGCGCCTGGGTGCGCCGGGGGAAGTCGGACCGCATCGCCCGCTGACCCCAGACATACCAGCGGGGCGTCCCCCACCGCCAAGCAGCGGACGCCCCACCGATTCGAAAGCGAGTCTCTCATGAACACCCCCAACCGGCGCAGGATCCTCGACAGGATCGGCGCCTGGGTCGCGCGCAACGTCGCCGAGACCGGCCGCCCCGACCACCCCGCACGTCCGGGTCACGTCGACCCGGCGCAGATCGCGTCCGCCGCCGAGGCCAACCGCGACTACTGCAACGACCGCCACGACAGCACCGAGCAGGCCGGCGTGTTCTTCACCTGCACGCTCACGCCGGGCCACGTCGGCCCGCACGAGTGCCGCATCTCCGGCCCGTCGCCCCGCCTGCTGTCCCTGTGGGTGGCCGGTGCCGACGCCCGCCGCGACGAGTGGCTCAAGACGGTCGGCGCGACCGACCCCGAGTCGCCGATCTACTTCGAGGCCCTCGCCGCGTGGGAGGCCGCTCGGGAGTACGAGGCCAAGCGGACGTCGTTCCGCGAGGCCCCGGGCATGGTCTCCGAGATCGAGGCGCACCTGTCGGAGGTGGCCCGATGAGCGCCTACCGCCACTTCCAGGACAAGGGCACGGGCCAGGTCATCTCCGTCACGTCACCCAGCCTGGCCGCCGCGTACGCGACGAGCCCCGCGGACTTCGAGGAAGTCCAGACCGCCCCCCTCGACTCCGTCGTGATCGACGGTCCGCTGCCCGAGGTGGACACGAGGAACGGCGCGCACGTCCACCACGCCAGCACGTACACCACGGGATGGGACGCCGCGTACCTCGCGGCAGGCAACGGGCACGAAAAGGCCGTGGCCAGCGCAGAGCGGCAGGCCCGCGCGTTCGCCGCCATCGCCGCCTACCTCCGCGAGCAGAAGAGCGTGGACGAGGCGCAGGTGGTGGCGCTCACCCGGGCGCTCTCCGACACGCACCTGCAGGTCGAGGGCGGCATCTCGCACTTCTTCGCGACCACCGCCCGGAACCTCGTCGCTCGCCACGGCGTCCGTGTCGAGGGGGCGACGTCATGAGCGACGCGATCCCCACCCGCCGCGGCCCCTTCCCCGCCGACCCGGCCGTCACCTTCCGCACGCACCAGCACGTCGCCGAGCGCACGGGCGACGGCATGGCTCCCGTGTTCGCGCTGCGGCACCGGAAGGATGACGAGACGCCCGTCGGCAACGACGGCCTCACGGACGACGAGCGCGCCGACCTCGCGGAGCACTACCGCCGCACGATCATGGCGCCCCTGAGCCCTGCCGAGAAGGCAGCGATCAAGGACTGGCGCGAGTCCAAGCGGGCCGCGCGTGACGACGAGACGCCCGCCAGCGACATGGGCGAGCAGGCCGACGTCCCGACGCTCATCCGGGCCCACCAGGACACCGCACTGGCCCTGGTGCAGCAGGCCACGCTCGACGGTCTCGCCGGCGCCCGGGAGACCCGCGCCCAGGAGAACAGCCTCCTCGCCCTCGCCGACGCGCACGCGAAGGAGGAGGGCTTCACGTCCGGCCAGCGCGCCGGGTTCGCCGAGGGGCTGCACGCGGCGCAGCAGATCGTCGAGGAGTTCAAGGCGAAGCTCGACGACGACCCGTACGCCGACGACACGCGCGGCGCGCTCGACGACGTCGTGGTGGCGCTGCTCGAACGGGCGGTGCGGTCATGAGCGCCGAGCAGCTCGTCAACCACCAGGCGGAGCGCGACGCCGAAACCGTCGCCCACGTCGCCGCCGCCGCGCACACGCAGGCCGCGCTCCCGCTGGTCTACGCGCTCGACCGCGCGATGGAGGCCGTCGTCGAGGCCGCCGTGAGGCTGGTCAACGAGCACGACGTGCGCATGACGTCGAGCCGCGGCGCCATCGTCCCCGAGTCCGCCCTCGACCGCCTCCGTGGAGCCGTCGCCAAGCTGCGCGACATCCCCACCGGCGCACCGCTCGGGCGGAGGTGGAAGCCGTGACCACCTGGCGCCAGACCACCAACGCCCGCCGCCGTGCAGAGCGCATCGAGGACATCGTCGCCCACCTCCGGGCCCAGGCGGCAGCAGGCTACAGCCTGTTCGCCGCAGCCCGGGAGCGCGGCCAGTCGCCGAGGACGCTCCGACGCTTCCTCGACCGGCACGACCACCACGACCTCGTCATCCGCCTCGAGCGGAACTCCGGCGGCGTCCTGCCGCGCTGGTGGGTGCGGCGATGAGCGTCGAGACCGTCACGTCGCCCGTCACGACGTCCACCGGCACGGACGAGGAGATCGACCACCTCTTCTGCGGCGTCTGCAACCCCGACAGCCCCGCCGGCCGTCGCCGACTGCGGTGCCGACATCGAGGGCGAGGCCGAGTGCACCGAGGACTGCGGCCACCCCGAGTGCCCGATGTGCGCCTACCTCGGCCAGTTCCCCTGCCCTGGCTGCGGGGCCGAGTGATGAGCGACGACGACACCTGCGCCTACGAGTGGCGCGACGGCTGGGGCGAGCACCGCTGCCTCCGCGCCACCCACGACGACCCGTCGCACCACTGCGAGTGCGACGCCACCACGTACGAGCCGACCGACCGCGACCGCCGCGAGGTCGAGCTGCCCCTGACCCAGAAGGAGGAGTCATGACGACCCCTGATACCACCACCGAGCTCTTCTTCGACCCCACCACCGGCACGCACGCCCACATCGCCGCGCACCTCATCGACGCCGCCTCGCGCCCGATGGGCCACCTCGAAGCCGCCGCGTTCATGACCATGTGGCACCACCGCACCGTCGACGGCCAGGTGCCCACCGAGTTCTTCCCCTTCATCGAGGGTGAGGACGGCGACATCACCGGCCCCGGGCACCAGGACCCCGCGACGTTCGCCGCGCTCGTCTCCGCGTACGACGCGGCCGAGAACACCGGCGTGATGGCGCACGACCCGACGGCGTCCTCCGCCATCGAGCACCGCTGGCTCAAGGCGCAGGTCGACGTCGTCACGGGCGAGTGGAGCGGCGTGTACGTCGCGCCCTTCACTGAGGGCGCGATCCCCGTCACGACCGTCACCGGGCGGTGGTGACCGATGCACGCCTACCGAGTCGGCGACAAGGTCCGCACCAGCACCCACAAGGGCGCGGTCGGCATCATCACCCGCCACCACCCCACCCTGCCCGCCTGGGTCGTCGAGTTCTACGGCGAGCCCTACTCGCTGGCGTACACCGACGACCGGCTGCGGAGGGTCTCGTGAACGCCGCCGTCCAGGAGGTCTCCCGCGAGATCAACGAGCTCCTCGACCGCATCAACGGCCGCGACGGAATCGCCACCCGCGCCGAGAAGCGCCTGCTGCGGGCCATGAAGGACCGGCTCGAACTCGCGCGGAAGGGGATCACGGCATGAGCACCCAGCCGAACCCCGAGCACGTCACCGCGGGGTCCGCCCTGCGGGTGATGGACAGGGCCCGCAACCGCCTGCGCGACGCCGAGTACGCGCAGATGGCAGGCCACGCCACCCGTGCCGACGTCGAGCAGGCGCACGTCGCCTACAACGCCGCCGTCGCCGCGTACTACGAGGCCCGAGGGGAGCAGCGATGAGCGCCGTCGAGGAGGCCCAGGCCCGCGTCGACCTCGCGCGCATGCGCTACCAGGACGCCGTCAACAGCCTGCGCACCGCCGAGAAGAAGCACCCGTACTCCGGGACGCCGGCGATCTTCGAGGCCCGGAGGCGCAAGGAGGCCGCGTGGCAGGAGTACCGCGCCGCGCTGACCGACCTTCGGGACGCCGAGGGGGTGGAGCAGCGATGAACCGCGTCGGCCTCGTCCTCGACATGCCCGAGGCGGAGTATCACTCCGGCCCCGAGCTCAGCAGCACCGGCGCCCGGACGCTGCTCGACTCCCCCGCGAAGTACGACTGGCAGCGGCGGCACCCGGCCGAGCGCACCACGACCGACGCGATGGACTTCGGAACCGTCGTCCACTCGCTCGTGCTCGGCACCGGCTGGCCCGTGACGGTCGTCGATGCCGACTCGTGGCGCACCAAGGCGGCACAGGACCAGCGCCGTGCCGCCCGCGCCGAGGGTGGCGTCGCCATCCTGACCGCCGACCACGACCGCGCGAAGGCCGCGGCCGCCAAGGTGCAGGAGCACCCGACCGCCGGTCGCCTCTTCGAGGGCGGCGCGCCCGAGGTGTCGGCGTTCTGGACCGACGAGCGCACCGGCGTCCCGCTGCGGGCCCGGTTCGACTACCTGCCCACCGCGACGGCGTCCGGGCGACCGATCGCCGTCGACCTCAAGAAGACCGCCGACGCCTCGCGCCGCGGCTTCGGGAAGTCGGTCGCGAACTACGGCTACCACATCCAGTCCGACATCTACCGCCGTGCCTACGCCGCGACGCACGACGGCGCCGAGCCCGTGTTCCTGTTCGTCGCCGTCGAGCCCGACGAGCCGTTCCAGGTCGCCGTCTACGAGCTCGACCCCGAGGCGCAGGCCATCGGCGCCGAGCTCGTCGACCAGGCGCTCGAGCGGTTCCGCGACTGCACCGATGCCGGCGTGTGGCCCGGCCTGCCCGAAGACATCCAGACGCTGTCGCTCCCCCGCTGGGCGACCTACCTCGAGGACTGACCATGACCGACCTCTCCCTTCCCTCCGCCGTCGACAAGGCCGCCTCGCAGGCGACCGTCGTCGAGCAGTCCCGTGCCGTCGCCGAGGTGGCCGCCGCTGTCAGGGTGGCCCGCGACTTCCCCCGCGACGAGGAGGGCGCCGCCGCCGGCGTCCAGCGCTCGTTCGGGCACCTCGTCGTCGCCGAGCGCGCCTTCTACTCCGTCCCCAACCGC